ATGTTGAAAGCAACAGGAATTGTAAGAAGAGTAGATGAGCTTGGTCGTGTGGTAATTCCCATTGAGCTGCGACGGAATCTTGGAGTTGAGATTAAAGACCCGATTGAAATTTTCACGAACGGTGACAGCATCATTCTAAAGAAATATGCACCAGGTTGTGTGCTATGTACAAATATGGAGAACGTGAAGCCAGGTCCAGGCGGGAAGTTAATTTGCGCGAGCTGCATTAGAGAAATCCAATCTATCTAAATTACTGGAGGTTATTCAATTGAATAAACAATCGATCATTGAGCGTCTACTGGTGTTGCCGGAGCTGATTGCTGCCGCGGAGATTACGTTGATTGGAGCACAAAATAATCTAAATTCTGCTCGTAATGCACTAACGCACAGAGAGGATGGCCTTTACCTTGGAGTTTTTGAAGATGAGGGAATGGTCATCGATGGGAAAAATGCCGAGATTCGTAGTGCTCAGCTTCGTAGATTTTCTGTAATTGAGCGAAATGAGGTTGTCCGTACGGAGCATTTGGTTATGGAATCACGGTACCAACTGGATAAGCTGAAAACCGAGCTTAAGGCCCTGCAATCCATTGTGGATCTGCTAAAGGGGGCGGCTTAATTTGAACGAAGTCACTGTCATTCAGCCACAAACTACTGGTGGACACGCCGGTGGTGGGGCAATTATCGATTATGAATTCGGAAGCGCAACGGACTTACGGAAGAAGTTGGCCGATATGAAGCAAAAACTTAATCTAACTAAGGAATTTTTCCGTGAAGTCATGCAGGAGGGCGTTGACTATGGAATCATTCCTGGAACGGACAAGCCTACCTTGTTGAAACCTGGCGCTGAGGGGTTGTGTGAGTTCTATAACTTTGCTCCGACGATCGCAAGCAAAGTTGAAGATAAAAACTTTGAGACAGGTTATTACGGAGTGGATATTACAATTCGCTTAATCCACCGCGGTTCAGGTGCAATCATTGGTGAAGGCGTTGGTCATGCTAATACATTTGAAAGCCGGTACCGCTGGCGCTGGGTGTCGGAGAAAGATCTTCTTAGAGGTACAGAAAAGGAGGACCTGGTTAGCAAAGAACGATCGGGTAAATACGGCAAGTATCAATCTTACCGAATTGAAAATGATGATATGCATTCTATCTGGAACACAGTCCTTAAGATGGCTAAGAAACGTGCTCTTGTGGATGCTACTCTTGCAGCAACGCGGTCCAGCGGGATCTTCACACAAACGGAACAGGAGCTGGAAGCGTATTTGGCTGGCGAGGACCCGGAAGCTGAGGGTGATGCTCAATCACAGTTTAAGGCTCAGCAGCAGAATCAGCAGAATGGCAGCCGACAAGCAAGTAGCCGAGGCGGCTCCGGACAGGCAGGAAATGTTGTTCAAAAGAATCGAGTCCTGGATCTCATGAAGAAAGCTTCGCTAGATTGGAACGCTCTCGCAAAAGAAGCCTCAATCGCATTGAACAGAGACATTAAGAAGGTTGTTTCAGATATTCAATCAGATACGGACTGGAAAGCGGTTGGTGATCATCTTGAGTTCCTTATCGCTGCAGGCCAGTCCGATCAAAAAGAAATGAACTTCGATATTCCAGATAACTTGTGAGGTGAAACACTTTGAAAATAGCCCATGTTGCAGATAGTCATTGGGGACTCGGTTATCCGGGTCCAGACCCTTATGCTCGGTTCCAGGATATAACCAGAGTCATGGATTGGGTAGCTGATCGGATAATTGAAGAGGGTTGCGAGGTTGTGCTTTTTGCAGGTGATGCATTTAAAGATGCCCGCGTGTTCATAGATCGTGCAACCATCGAAATTGCTGCATTTACTCAATGGTTAAGGCGATTAAGTAACGCCGGCTGTAAGGTGGTTGTGATTAGCGGTACACCTTCACATGATGCTGTGTCTGCTTACGAGATCATCAAGGAAATGAAAATTCCTAACGTTACCATCTTCACTACTCCAGGAGGAATCGTTCTAGGTGCTCAGGAAAACGAATTATCGATAAGTTGCCTGCCGGGGATGAATCGTAGCCAGTTTGCTACTCAAGAGGAGTTCAAAGATCTGCCCCCTAACGAGTTTCATCAAAAGATGACGGAATGGATTTATGAAAAGTGTTCCGAGTTAGTTTCATATAGCAAAGGGACTAAGCTCCTGATGTCTCATTTAACGTTTGATCTGGCCGACACAGGCTTTGAAGATGTTCTGCTTATGAACGAACCAATTCTAACCGACGAGGCTGCGAGATTGTTCGATCTGGTTGCTCTGGGCCATATTCATCGGCCGCAGCAGGCTGGACTGAATGTCTTTTACAGTGGCGCCCCTGAGCGGCACAATTTCGGGGATGAAAAAACGAAGCCGGGCTTTTGGATTCATGAATTAACTAACGAACAAACATTCGCATCAACGTTTATGGAGACACCAGCGCGTCGATTTAAAACCATTGATTGGTGCGACATGGATATTGAAGCCTGGCTGGATGGTCAAGTAGATGAATTTTCAGCCGCTAAGGATGCTATCGTCCGGGTGCGATATACCTGCAGCGAAGACCTTCAGAAGCGATTCGATCGTAGAACCTTAGAAAAGTCTCTGTACGATGCTGGTGCTTTTTATGTCCATGAGATTAAAGCAGAGGTTGAACGGTCGGATCGGCTTCGAGATGTTGAGGTGACTGAAAGTCTTGGCCCACAGGTGGCTCTCTCTAAATGGGGACAGAACCAATCCATCGATGCTGCAGAAATAAGTGAGCTGCAGGCTTTAACTGCTGAATTACTGGAGGCGATCGCATGAATCCCCTAACACTTGAATTAATGAATTTTCGCGCTATTCCATATGCCAACATTGATCTTGAGGATGTTACGATCGCTGCGATTTGTGGAAGGAATGGTGCCGGTAAGAGCTCAGGCTTCACCATGGCGCCAAGATTTGCCTTGTTTGGAGATGTGATTGAGGGAGTAAGTATGGACGATCTCGTAAGGCGAGGCACGCAGGAAATGGCCGTGACATTTACTTTTGAACATCAAGGAAGCATCTACCGGGTTATTCGGACTCGATCACTAAAGGGAAACGGTAAGAGCACCTTAGAGTTTCAACAAAGAGTTCGAGACCGGTGGGAGAGTAAGTCTGCAGAGAAGATCAAGGATACAGAAGCTGTCATCCGCAACCTTCTGAATCTTGATGATGAAACATTTACTGCGTCCAGTATGATCATGCAAAGTAAAGCGAACGAGTTCACTGCTAAATCTGCCGGGAAACGAAAAGAGACCCTACAGCAGATACTTGGGCTTAATGTTTATGATCGTCTGCAGGATGCTGCGAGACAGAGGGCGGCTGGGCTCAATTTGGAGATTGAGAAGGCTAAAGATAAACTTGCCGACTTCGATGAACGCTTGAAACAGAAACTTCCTAAAACCGAGTTGTTGGAAAGTTTGAATCAAGAAGCCGAAGCGATGAAAGCATTCATACTCGCTAAAGAAAATGAGCTGAGGCAACAGGAAGAAAAGATTCGAGAGCTCCAGACCAAAGCTGAGAAGGCAGCGGAGCTAAGTATGCAGTTGAATTCAATTTCCAAGGAAATCGCGCCGATCGACACTGAAAAAGAAGGTCTTGTCGCAAAACTAGGGCGTGCGGAGAAGATACTTGCAAAAGAATCGGAGATTTTAGCGAACACCGCTGAGTTTTACCGAATTAAAGAGCAGATAACAATGCTGGAGGCTCGCCAGTCGGAGCAGGAACGATTAATTTCTGAGCTAGAAAGCATAGAAGTATCTGCTGCAAAAATTAAAAATGAGACTGCTCCATTTGATCACAGAATTAGGAACTTGCAGCAGCTGCTGCAGAGCCGCGAGCTGTTTATAGCAAAGGCGGATGAATATACGGCCGCTACTTTACAACTTAAGCAACTGGAGATGCTTGCAGAACAATGGGATTCCAGTGAAAAAGAAATCATGGATGTTCGAGCTCGTTACAACGAGGAGCAGGTTCGGGTCAACACTTTAAAAAGCTTACTTGAATCTGAGATTCACATGCTTGAGTCCAAGATTTCTATGTTAGCAGATTCGAATTGCATTGATGTTTCTAAGGCTTCCTGCTTGTTTCTGTCAGATGCCAAGGAAGCAAAGCAAGTGTTAACCAGAAAATATGAAGAATTGAACAGTATCGATTTATCTAAGTTAACGACATTAAATGAATCAATGACCAGGCTGACGGAGAAACAACAAGCAATTGGTTATGATTTTGCTGCTCATCGAGCATTAAGGGTACGCATTGAAGAACTTAGACCAATTGCAGAAGAGGCTAGTCAGATGCAAGCAAAGGAGGAGCTGCTTAATAGCCTGCAGGAGCAATACAACCGGTTAACTGGTCAAATGGATGAGTTAACACAGAAGCAGACGAATGTTCAACAAGAGCTCAATTCGTTACATGAAGCGCTAGCACCTTTACCAGTGCTTCGTAGAAGCTTGGATAACCTTCAAGCCTGGGCAAATTTGAAAGACCAAATTAGTGCTGCACATGAAGCCAAAAAGAGTTCAGCTTCTCGTATTACGGCCATAGATATGGAGCTGCAGTCAAAGACATCACGCATCAGAGCGATTGAAGAAGAGAGAGCATTGCTTCTCCTGGATGCTCAGTCACTGGATTCCGCGGTGACTGGGCTGCCTACAATTCAACGTGAGCTGCAGTACTTGCGAGATCGACAACATAGTTTGGCCGAACAGATAGGTGGCTTAAAGACCGAACTGTCTGCTCTCTCAAAGGATGAACAAGACCGGCAGCAGTTTGCTGATGAGTTAGAGCCGAAAGCCAGAAAGTGGAGCAGGTATCAAACGTTAATTCGTGCCTTTGGCCGCGATGGAATTCCTGCATTAATCATCGAGAATGCTGTTCCAAAGCTCGAGCATATTGCTAATGAGATTCTCGGCAAGATGTCAAAAGGTAAGCATTACATTCGGTTTGAGACACAGCGTGAACTTAAAAGCCGGGAGGGAGTCCAGGAGACATTAGATATCATGATAGGTGATTGGACGTCTGAACGACCGTACGAGACTTTCTCAGGTGGTGAGCAGCTCCGGATCGACTACGCCATCCGATTCGCCCTGGCTGAGCTTCTAGCGCAACGTGCCGGCAGTAAAGTGGAGTGGTTAACGATTGATGAGGGATTAGGTTCCCAGGACGCTGAGCACCGCGGACTCGTACTTGAATCCATTAAAGCTGTTGCGGAACGTTTCAAGAAAGTTCTTGTTATCACACATATTGAAGAAGCACAGGCTGTATTTGAACAGCAGATTTTCTTTGAGAATACAGAAGCCGGCGTTGATGTCAAAGTGGCATGAACGAACTTGAGGGTGGGCCACCACTCATGAGGTCGGGCGTTAGCAAACGGATTTGGGAATTGCTTGATAAGGATCCCGACACATTTAAAAAAGAGGTAGTTGCTTACTTCGCAGTTGCCTATCCTGGATTCACAGTTGTACGGGCAAAGTTCCCGGACATCTACTTAAGAGACGATCGGAGGAAAGCATTTTGAAGAATGGAAAAAAGCCTACTCGACAGCAGCAAGTTGCTATTATTGCAGCTAATCTTAATCCTAATGAATGGCTGATCATGAAGAACTTATCTAGTGAATTACATATCCTGCATCGAGACAACAAGGAGTCGAAAGTAATACCTGCTTAGTCGTACAACGATAGTTATCAGTGGAGCCCGCGGGAGGGGATGACACATGAATGCCTGACAACCACATAATTCCTATCTCCAGCGGGCTTTTTGAACATCGTGATCGTATTGGTCCGGCTATTTGGGAATTCCTTTGGTGTATTGACGCCATAACCGCTGAAGAAACAGATGGTGATGGAGCTCGCTGGGGGCTTGTACATGGCGGCGCCCCGGTGAAGCATGAGAGGATTGCTCAAGAAATTGGTTCCAGCCAGGTCACGGTTCAAAGAAACATGGCTAGTTTGAAGAGTCGAGGTTACATAAATTCAGTCAGAACAGCCCGCGGCGAAATCATAAAAGTTGCCAAAAATAAGAAAGAGAATTACCAAAAGAGATACGTCAAAAATGATAGATCACTCGAAAGTGATACATCAAAAATGATAGATCACAACGAAAGTGATACGTCAAAAATGATAGATCACAGCGAGAGATACATCAAAAATGATAGATCAGATGAGAGTGATCTATCAAAAATGATAGATCTAAAAGACTTTAAAGATCTTAATACTATTACTACTATTACTTATCCAGAATTTGAACCTGAAAAGAAAAGTCCGTTAATCCAATTGCTGGATGCTTATTGCCAGCTTAACCACAAGTTTGACATTCACGTTAAACCGAAAGAGCGCGAAGCCATGGGTAAGATGGTCGCCGGAGGTATGCCTAACCCTTTTACCATCCGAACTATGGAGCTCCTCCTTGAGGACAAGCGCAAACGTGAAGGGAATAGCTTCAAGCTCCCAACCAGTTTTCTGTACTACGAGAACGGAATTTGGGATGCCTGGAGAAATGAGAATGCCCAAACTATCCCTGTGTCGTCAGGTGAAGTCGCCCCGGGCAAGGCTCATAAAACCAAGCAAGAACAAGCTTTTAGCATGCTAGATCAAATCGCAAGGGAGGAACTAGAGCGTGAACAGAGCGGAGGTCACGCAGTTGCTCAAGAAAATTAAGGGGAAGTACCCTGGGTTCCAAATTCCGAATGATTTGCCGTCGCTGCAGACCATGGTGGATGAATGGCTGGAGGATCTGGAAAGCACGCCTTTCGAGGTGGCAGCTGAGAACTTGCGCCGGCATTCGGACAGTGCTGAGCAGTGGCCACCAAGCATCGGCAAGCTGAAGCAGCCCTTGAAGACCGAAGAGGAGCTGTATCACGAATCCATGAAGCGATCTGCGCAAGAGTTCTTAGCACAACGAGATGAATGGGCAAAGACTTCAGTCGGTCCTCCAGATCACATCAAGGCTCTGATGAATTTACCATACGAGCAGAGGTTGGAGGCGATTCGAGCATATGCAGCACGAAATGAACGATGACTTGAGCGCTGAGCAGGCTGTTCTTGGTGCTATATTCACCGAGAACGAGACAATGTCGGTCGTTTTAGAACGGCTTCTGCCAGAGGACTTCCTTGAGCCCAAGCACCGGGTCATATTCGAGTCAATGATTGAACTTTATGACGCTGCAGAGACGGACACACCGGTCGATCTCCTAACCGTCACCAAGCACCTGCAGCGGCGTCAGCAACTCGAACATGTCGGTGGTGTCGGGTACCTATCGGAACTGACAACTGCAGTCCCCACGGTGGCTAACGTTGATTACTACGCCAAGATCGTGCTTGAGTCAGCACTTGAGCGAAAGACTCGATCGGGGATGCAGAAGATTTTCCAAAACCGTGACCTGACGGCCGAAGAAATGGCAGCCCAGGCGCAGGCTGTAGCAGAGGAAGTCGCGGAGCGGTCTGCTAACAAGAAAGGCGGATTTAAAAAGATTGATGAAGTCAGTATGCAGGTGTTCGAACAGATCGAGAAGAACAATGCGAATCCGAATCCTGGAGGCATCACAGGCATTTCATCTGGTTTTATTGACCTGGATAAACAGACTTCAGGATTCCAACGGCAGGACTTGATCATTATTGGAGCTCGACCGTCAGTCGGTAAGACAGCGTTAGCCTTGAACGTTGCACAAAGCGCCGGCACGACAAGCGGTGAAACAATTGCAGTCTTCAGTCTAGAGATGGGCGCAGCACAACTGGTTCAGCGGATGCTCTCTTCGGAAGGCCGGATCGATGCCAGCCGCATGCGCAGTGGAATCATGGAAGGTGACGATTGGGAGAAGCTGACCATGGCTATAAGCGAGCTGTCGAGGTCAAATGTCTACATCGACGACAGTCCTTCGATCACGGTGAACGAAATCCGTACTAAATGTCGCCAGCTCAAAAAGGACACTGGTTCACTCGGACTCATACTCATTGATTATCTTCAGCTGATCAGTGGATCCGGTCGTAGCGAGAACCGGCAGCAGGAGATCTCCAAGATCTCACGTACGCTCAAGCAAATAGCCCGGGAGTTGGATGTTCCGATTATTGCGCTATCGCAGCTCAGTCGTGGCGTAGAGCAGCGGCAAGATAAACGTCCGATGATGTCCGATCTCAGGGAGTCCGGTTCAATCGAGCAGGATGCAGATATTGTGGCTTTCCTTTACCGGGATGACTATTACGACAAGGAATCTGAGAAGAAAAACATTATCGAAATCATTATAGCGAAGCAGCGTAATGGCCCGGTGGGAACGGTAGAGCTGGCCTTCCAGAAGAGTTATAACAAATTCGTTAATTTGGATAGATCGCATGAAAGTGTGCTTGATAAACCAAAAATGCAAACAGCATCAATTAATAACAAACGACGCTGGGCATGAGTGCGAGAGGAGCGATTTAACATGCGGGATCCGCTATTCGAGAATAAGTACCGGTACTTGGTCCTTCAAGGGAAAAAGATAATCGGAGAGATTTACGTGATGGATGAAAAGTACATCGCCATCCTCAAGAAAGTTCGCAACGGGCTAAGCTGCAGAAAGGCTGGCTGAACAATGGCACGGTATGTAGGTATTGATACGTCCACGAAGACGGGGTTTGTTGCGTTAGATGAGTACGGGGATGTCTGGGACGCACAGGAAGTTGAGGTTGCAGGTAAGGACCCGGAACGAATGGTTAAGCTCATTGATCGTATTGTTCAGCTAGTGTCCCCGGATGATGTTGTCTGCATTGAAGACTTTGCATACGCACAGGCCAACCGTATGTCAATGCTTGGCGGGATTGGCTGGGGTGTTCGGATGGAGCTTTTTAAGAAAGGTGTATCTTACTTGGAGGTTGCTACAGGGCAGCTTAAGAACTTCGCCGGCTGCAAAGGGAACTGTTCCAAAGAAGATTTAATTATACCGATCTACGAGCTCTGGGGATTTAGAAATGGCAGCGATAACGTCCGGGACGCGTTTATCCTGGCGCAAATAGCGAGGGCCATTAAAGAGTCAGTAAAGCTGAAAGCTTTTCAAAGAGATGTCATTAAGAAAGTGAGAGGAAGATAGCACATGGCCTACATCGAAGCTGAAGGAGTTCTTGTGAATGCAAATATGAAGAAAGGTGGAAAGCTTCTCATTCAAATTGAGGTAACCGAGGATCTGGAGAATAGAGAAGATTATTTTCATCTGCGTAAGATGATCGAGAAGAACGTACGGTTTTCATTGGATAGCCTGGTTGTAGAGTACAACGTGACGCTCAATGCCAGGACGAACAAGCCGGTTCGTGAATACAAAGTTGATGTAAGTGGAGTTGTATCGGAAGTGAAAGCAGAAGGTGGGCAGGCTGAGATGGATATTGGACTTCCAGCTGAGAAAGTACCGACGAAAGAAGAAACAGAAGAAGCTGATCGTAAACTAATCGATGAGTTTATCTGCAGCGGACTAGCTCCGCAGCATGAGGATTTAGGATTAGACTTTGCTTCTATCCTTAACCGTTTTTACGACGGTACAGGGTATGCAAAGATTGCTGCTGATTTAAATATTACACTGGGTGAGCTCTCAGTCATGTTGGATGAGTACCGTATGAGAGTAGCACCGCTTGCTAAGAAGTGGGACGACTGGAGGCAGGGGCAGACTGAGACTTCAGTGGAGAAGTCAGAGGATAAAGCTGCAGATACCTCTAAAGGTGAAGAAGTTGAGTATACTGAGCCAAAGAACGATGAATATCAAGAATCTGCTTCCGGCAATGAAGAAAAGGGTAAGCAAATAGGAAAAGAAGAGCTAGAGGACTTCATTTTAAGTGGCTATGGTCCAACGTTTGAAGATCTACCATATGACTTCAAAGAGCTACTCACTCGCAAGCGTAATGGTGAGACCTGGATGGAGATTGCACAGTCATTGAAAGTAAGCTCCAGTAAGTTATCAGCTGATTATAGCGAGTACAAGAAACGTATTAAATCTGTTTTAGATGGCGAGAACGGGGCCGCATAATAAGGGAGGGATTAGCATGGTTTGGAAACAAGAGCTTTTGTGGGTTAAACGAAATGAACATGGAGTTGCACTAAGGGTTGAAGAAGAGCGGCCGGCAGGTGTTCCGGATACTGAGCTGGAGAGCGGCTCGATAGAAGATGATCAGACGATCAAACCGGTAGATAGTATGGCAGCATTTGCTTCACTTAATCGCTACTTTGCACTTATTCAAAATACTAAACCAACTCAAGAGCAAGCAGAAGAGGCAGTTAAAACACTGTGTCAAGTATACGGTGCTGCTAATGAAGAAGTACTGTTAGAACGCGGTGATGCAGATTTGATTGAAACGTACAATCAGTTGAAAAATAAAATTATGATGAATGTGTGAAACCGAACTTTCAATTAATAATTAAAAGCAATAACAAAAATTAATATTAAAGCAATGATAATTAAAATTGCACCCATTACTTTGGTCCTCAACAGGTCTCCAATTTTAGGATCTCTAACTTTTGTAGAAGTTACAAAACCACGCTTCCAAACCCAGTTTGGATTCACAATTGCAGTAATTCCATATGCGATTACTGCGAGGAAAAAAATTATTAGAAATAAGATAGCTGGCATTTCGTCTCCGACCTCTCTCGACCAGAAGAATGTTTATACATCAACAATTTTAAGCAAACCATTATAAACAATAAAGATCAAGTGCTAATAAAAAAGATCCCCCGACTCCTAGCAAGAATCACGGGGGAATCAAACATACGTTCCTGTTGCCTATATTAACACACTTCGGAGGTGTGAGGGAATGGGATACAATGATTTATCTGATGGATACAAACAAACGGCTGCCATGTTGAGAAAGTTATCTGCAGAGAAAACAAATAAGATTAAAGAAATTGAGCAGCAAGAGGATATTCTTATTAAACAAGATGAGCTTTCAATACTACAGGCTGACAGGCGGGTAATTAATGAAATGGTATCTGATTGTGAGTGGACGATCGAGTGGCTAGAAACTGGGCGTCGGCCCGGTAATAAAAGAGGGATTGAGCGGCGAGCAGCGTATCAGCGTGAGAAGTTAATGGATCCAGTCCGAATGCAGGCTTACATCACGCAGAGTTCTGCAGGCAGTCCGGCCAACCTTTCTGACTGGCAGAGGTTCCAGATTGAAGATGCATTGTCTAGGCTTAGCGAACGGGAAAGAGAGTGCTATGTGCTGGTACATGGGGAGTGTTTTTCGTTTAGTGGGATTGCTGGGATGCTTGGAATAAGTAAAGGCAGTGTGGAGGTTTATGTTTCAAGAGCGCAAAAGAAAATATCGGATGATTTACAAAATAGCCTATTCCTTGTGGGGTAGGTTTTTATTTATATAAAATTAACTAATATAATTTTCAGTAAATATACATCGATAAGTCAAATTACAATAAACTAGTCATCTTTTTGCGTTAATAGTAGTAGGGAATAATTTACGATTCGACATTCTATTACAAAATAATCCTCTTGAAGAAGGTTTTCCCTAAGCTTTTGTTGAATTAATTTCGGTCAGTTCATTGAGGGGAGCATAAAAAATTGAAAAAGTTACGCAAGTTAACGACACTATTAGTGTCAATGAGTTTCCTAACAACTAGCTTATTCGGAAACTACACTTATGTATTTGCAAAAAATGAATTATCTCAAGAATTATCTTCAAACATTATTTCTCTTCAAAAAAAGGTTCAGGATCAAGATTTAAAGAAACCGTTATCACAAACAGTATTTAACAATGTATACAATGTGACTACCGAAAATAAGACAGACAAAAAAGTTGTCCAAAAAGAAAGAAAAGAAATTCTTATTAAATACAAGGATGAAACTAAAGCCGAAAAGGTAAAAGAAGGAATTAAAAGTAAACTTAAGTTGTCAAAATTAAACATAAAGAATAAAGTCAAAAATACTAAGACTGAGCTATTAGAAATCGATGATAACGACGATGTCGATAAGTTTATTGAAGAATTAAAGATGAACCCCAATGTGCAGTACGTTTAGAAAAACTATAAACTTTTTTCCACTGAAAATCCTTCCGATCAAAGGTTTAATGAGCAGTGGGGGTTACTAAATATTGGACAAGTAATTTCAGGTCAGCCTGGAAGCACAGGCATTGATATTGATGCATCTAAAGCTTGGAATGTAACATTTGGGAACCCAGATGTACTTGTCGGCGTTCTTGACACAGGAATTGATATTAACCACAGTGATTTAAAAAACAACATTTACAGAAGCACTCGAGAATTGGCTGGAAACGGAATTGATGATGATGGGAACGGATATATAGATGATGTCTCTGGATTCGATTTTGTGAATCATGATAGTACCGTCTTTGACGGAAGCAACTCTGATACTCACGGCACGCATGTTGCGGGAATTATCGCTGCTGCAGCAAATAATGAAGGAATTATAGGGGTTGCTCCTCACGTAAAAATTCTTCCTTTAAAATTCATACAAGGAAACTACGGTTATACTTCCGACGCAATCGAGGCAATTGAATACGCTAAGTCAATTGGTGTGAAAATAATCAACTGCAGCTGGGGAGGAAGCGAAATTAACCCAGCTTTGAAAGATGCAATGGAAAATTCGGGGATCTTGTTCATAAGTGCCTCAGGTAATAATGGTTCTGATACTGCGAAGCAACCAATTTACCCAGCTGCTTTTGGCTTACCAAATGTCGTGTCTGTTACAGCAGTAGACAATGTGGGGAACCTTGCTCCCTTCTCAAATTATGGAAATACAGTAGACCTTGCTGCTCCTGGTGTAAATGTTTTAAGTACATTACCGGAAAATAACTATGGTATGATGAGCGGTACGTCCATGGCCGCGCCGTATGGAACTGGAGTGGCGGCATTATTGTTTTCGTTAAATCCTAGTATTTCAGCTCAAGAAGTAAAAGAAAAACTCAAAAACAACATTACAACGATTCCGCAACTTGTAGGCAAAGTTTATTCAGGGGGCATGTTGAATGCTTACAAAGCGTTAACTGCAAACGCTCAGTCCCCATGGACTCCGCCATCAACAACTCAACCAAGCACTCCCTCTTCAGGAGAGAGTTTAACGACATATCCGTTTGCTTTTAAATCAAATATTGAAAACGGAAGATCGGTTGTTACAAAATTCGATCTATTAGATTCGGCTTCGCCATATAATAAGGTGCAATTGATCGTAAGTGAAGTTGGTAATAAAACTCCTATTTTTAATGGTTACATCGACAACAATCAGAAAGAAATCCAATTGGGCTATTTGGCAGTAGATTCGCATTATTCCTTCAATGTGAAAATCGTTAAAGGCGACATAGTGGAATCGTATGTCGGACAGCTAAAAATCAATCTCAAAAATGATCCTATAACGAATGTTCCTCTTGCAGTGCAGCCGAACGTTTCGGTGTATAAAAGTCCTATCTTTATGCCCCTCTCAGTTACGCAGACTGTATACGGTACAACAACACAGTCAGTCTCGTCATCCGTCTATAGTAATGTATACGGTAATTCAGGTAACAATAGTATTTTGTCCATTCGATATGAAATAGAACCTGATAACAGCTTCAGTCAAGCAATGTTAATATACGATGATGATGATGTTTACGGAGTTATAGGTTCTACGACAGATGAGGACTATTATAAAGTGATGTTCTCAAATAATGGTAATGCCAACTTTTGGCTCGGAGGAATACCATATAACCGCGACTATGAGTTAAAAATATATGATGATAGTTACGCACAGATTTACAATTCATCAAACTCTGGTACTTCAGATGAGTTGATTTCAAATGTTCTTATACAAGCAAATCGTTGGTATTATATCAAGGTTTACGGATTCAATGGAAGCAACGATCCCGGAACAAACTACCACGTAAGAGTGAAAAATTATGTGGGAGCAAGCCCAGGAGATAGCTACGAGTTAAATAATTCCTTCTCACAAGCAGCCAACAGGGGTAGTAACTCTACAACATATGCCAACATTCACGACAGCTCGGATATAGATTACTATCAATTCAGTCTGTTCACGAAATCAAACGTTACAATAAATTTAAACAGTATTCCTACAAATGCAGATTATGATATTAAGCTTTACAATAGTTCACAAACGCAGCTTTACTCTTCAACAAACAGTGGGATGAGTAATGAAAATATCTCATTAGTATTAGACGCGGGAACTTACTATATTAAAGTTTATCCTTATAGTGGATATTCTACGAGCAACTATAGGTTGGATATCTCTTCAACCGCAGCTTTAAACCCGCCTAGTGTTAGTTTGAATGCCCCGTCTAACGGTACAAGTTATACACTAGGACAAACAGTTAATATATCTGCAATTGGGGTAAATACTCATCATATTGCTGCCTTTGTAAAAGGGCCTAACGATGCAGATTATGTATGGATAGCTAATCAAACTGGAACTCAATTTTCGTATGATTATACACCACCGATCACAGGAAGCTATAGTATTTTGGTTAAGGCCAGAAACGGTGTGGATGGCGACGATAGCACGACCTTAGTGACTTCTTCTTCTGTTTCCATCAATGTTGTCGGATCTCAGTCAGAAGGATCACTGGATTGGATTACTAGTAACATAATTGCGGGATGGGCATGGCAACCTTCGAGACCCAATGATGCGATTGATGTACATATCTATATCAATGGGCAGATTAAGGCAGTGGTCAAGGCAAATCAGTATCGATCAGATTTAGTAACCGCGGGTAAGGGTAACGGTTACCATGGTTTTAGCTATCAGATAGATTGGTCTGGATATGCACCTGGAACGTATCAGGTTGTCGCGTATGCCGTTGATGGTTCGGGTAATAACCCAAGCTTAGGTGGATCTCCCAAATCATGGACTGTTACTCCTCAATCAGAAGGATCACTGGATTGGATTACTAGTAACATAATTGCGGGATGGGCATGGCAACCTTCGAGACCCAATGATGCGATTGATGTACATATC